ATCAGCTTAATGTGCATACATGTTTGACAGGTTACGATAATCATCATTTTAGAGCGTAAAAAATGCCAGGACCGATACCGAAAGACCCAAAAATCAGACAGCGCACGAACAAGTCGGCTTCACGCGCCCTGCTTCCGGCGGAAATTGCACCCATTGAGATGACTCCGCGGCTGCCCAAACACACAGATGCGAGGGGCTGGCATAACATGGCGCATCAGTGGTGGCGAGATGTGTGGGCTTCCCCGATGCACTTTGAGTTCGTGCGCGGGGATATCCCCGCCTTATTTCGCCTGGTTGCGCTGGTAAATAGTTTTTGGTGGGATGGTAAGCTGGATGTAGCAATTGAGATCCGGCTTTTGGAGCGTGAGTTTGGCTTGACCCCGCTCAGTCGACGGCGTCTGGAATGGTCTGTCGCCCAGGCGGAAGAAGCCAAAGATCAACACGATCAGAAACAGGCTGGGCGCGCCATTATTCTTGATGATATTGATCCAGGGAAAATCCTTGAAGGATAACGATGGAAAGTTTTGTTATTCCTAAATATGATAGTAAATATCCGAGTCTTGGATCGCAGGTTATAGTATGGATCGAAGATAATCTTGTCTATGGCCCTGGAGATCTGCGGGGTATGCCTATCAAATTGGATGATGAAAAAAAAGCGCTATTAATACGCATGTATGAAATCTATCCTAAAGGGCATTCACAAGTGGGTCGGCGGCGGTTCAAGCGCGTGGCATTAAGTTTGCGTAAAGGATCCGCTAAGACCGAATTTGCGGCATTAGTTGCAGCTACTGAATTGCATCCAGGAGCGCCAGTACGCTTTAATGGATGGGATGAAAACGGACAATTGAATCCCGGCATTGGTGTAACCGATCCTTATATTCCCATGGTTGCTTACACAGAAGAACAGAGCGACGAATTAGCTTACGGTGCATTACGAATCATCCTTATGCATAGCAAAGTAGCCGATGATTTCGACATTGGCCTGACCCGCATCATGCGCAAAGATGGGGATGGCAAAGCAATCAGCCTGGCGACCGCGCCGGATGCCCGTGATGGCGCGCGCACAACCTTCCAAGTGTTTGATGAAACCCACCGTCTAACCCTGCCGCGCCAGAAGATGGCCCACCTTACCATGTTAGCCAATATTCCCAAGCGCCAAATATCCGATGCTTGGTCACTAGAGATCACGACCGCGCCTGCACCTGGCGAAAACTCTGTGGCCGAGGATACGATGGATTATGCGAGACAAGTAGCCGGGGGCAAGATTCAGGATAGCCGCTTATTTTTCTTTCATCGCCAAGCGAATGAGGAACACGATCTTTCTACTCCCGAAGGCATCCGCGTCGCTGTCCTCGAGGCGAGTGGACCGGTGGCGAAGTGGTCAGATATAGATGGGATCTGCGAGCAGTTCCGCGACCCCACCGCCGACATCTCGTATTTGCGCCGGGTATGGCTCAATCAGATCGTGCGCGCTTCCGAGCGGGCATTCGATGTCCAGAAGTGGGACACCTTGGCTGATCCAGATTATATAATTCCAGATGGTGCTACCATCACGATCGGTTTCGATGGAGCCCGCTGGCATGACGCCACTGCTCTGGTTGGAACGGAGATTGCTACCGGCTTCCAGATGCTCATGGGCTTATGGGAAAAGCCGGAGAATATTGATGAGTGGGAAGTTCCCGCCAATGCAGTAAACGATGTGGTCGCTGAAGCCTTCGAACGATGGGAAGTTTGGCGTATGTATTGTGATCCGCCATATTGGGAAACCTCAGTAGCAGAATGGGCCGGGAAATATGGTGATAAACGCGTGGTCGAGTGGTGGACCAATCGTCTCAAACAGATAGCTTATGCTATCAAATCCTTCAATACAGCAATCATGAGCGGCGACTTGCTCCACGATGGCAACCCACACCTGGCCAGACACATTGGCAATGCAGTCAGGGGGATTTTAAAGACAATACGTGACGAAGAAGGCCGCCCATTATGGACAATTTATAAAGAGCGAACGGATAGCCCGCACAAGATCGATGCAGCCATGGCAGCGATCCTCAGCTGGGAGGCACGTGGCGATGCACTTACGGCTGGCGTGGGTGTCAGGCGCGAGAGCGTGTATGAAAGTAGAGGATTGGTTTATGCCTAGCTTCTTGGATCGCTTTCGCCCTTATCCTGAACTCAAGACAGGGATCGTAAACCTGAAATCAGGTACATCCTTTCGCTGTGTGGTATGGCGTGTGGTCGGGGCGTTTGTGGTGCTGCGTAACGTGGAAATGTTCCAAGACCGCGACCACACCGAGCGGCATGCGGTAGATGGTGAGGTGATCGTGAAACTTTCAGACATCGACTTTATTCAGGTGGTAGGATAATGTCCACCATCCAGTCATTTGGAACGATTACAAACCTATACCCGGCCTGGCAGCCTGGTGTTCTGCGCTATGGCGTGTCGCTGTATGATACCTTCACCCACGATTATGCCACCCTGTACCGAACGCAGCCCAACATCAGGACGTGTGTGGATTTCCTTGCCCGCAACATTGCCCAGCTCGGCTTGCATGTGTTCCGGCGCGTCTCGGATACCGATCGGCAACGTCTGGCCGATCATCCTCTGGCTGTATTACTCTCTAATCCATCGCAGGCAGAGAGTAAGATAACCCGCTATCGTCTGATGGAAGCCTTGATGAGCGATCTGGGAATCTACTTCAATGCCTACTGGCTCAAGCTCCGCCAGGACGGGGCGCTTACTGGCTTGCTGCGCATCCCGCCGATTTACGTCACCATTTTTGGCAGCCTGGTGCCCAAAAGTTACGAACTCAATCTGGGTGGGTCGCCCATACCATTGGCCCCCAACGACCTGGTACACATGCGCGGTTATAACCCAGAAAACGCGCTGAGAGGCCTGTCTCCCCTGGAAACATTGCGGCGTGTGCTGGCTGAGGAGTACGAAGCGGGCGAATATCGGGAGCATTTCTGGCAGAACGCCGCACGGCGGGAGGGTGTTATCCGGCGTCCGACAACTGCACCGGAGTGGAGTGATACAGCCCGTGAGCGATTCCTGGCAGACTTCGAAGAGCTGCATTCAGGCGCCAAGAACTCAGGCAAAACGGTCGTGCTTGAGGAAGGCATGGAATGGCAGGATACCAGCTTCAACGCCCAAGAGAGCGAGTACCTGGCCGGACGTAAATTGACCCGTGAGGAATGCGCACGTGCCTATCACATCCCGCTCCCGATGGTGGGCATCCTTGATAACGCCACCTTTAGCAATATTTCAGAGCAGCACAAAAACCTGTATCAGGATTCGCTTGGACCCTGGTGCGAGATGATCCAAGAAGACATCGAGTTGCAATTATTGCCTGAGTTTGATGACACAACCGGCGTATATGTAGAATTCAATATTGCGGAGAAGCTGCGCGGTTCCTTCGAGGAACAGACTGCCTCCCTGCAGGCCGCGGTCGGGCGACCCTGGATGACGGCCAACGAGGCCCGCGCCCGCATGAACCTGCCATCATTACCTGGAGATGCCGATAGTCTTGTGACTCCCCTCAATGTGCTGGTCGGTGGCCAGGCTTCGCCACAGGATAGCGCGCCGCCGCCCAAAAGCCTGCAGGCGAAAAGTTATTCTTCTGAGCATGCCCAGTTGCGCGAGCGCCATCAACAGAAATGGGTTGAGGTATTGGCTCACCACTACCGCCGCCAGGAAGCCGCCATTACCAGCCGTGTACCTAAAGCGATGGCCAATAGTAAAACAGATATCGGCGGGGTATGGTGGGACGACGATCGCTGGAATGATGAGCTGACCGCCGACCTGCTGCGGTTGAACAACCTGACAGCAACGGCTTGGGCCGATTATATGATCGAGCAGACTGATACAGATATTGAGGACACGCAAACTTTCCACGATCGCATGCTGCCCTGGCTCTCCGAACATAGCCGCCGCCAGGCCGTGAATTTCAACACTCAGACCCGCGATGCTGTCACCGGCGCTTTGCGTGAACCGGATGTATTGGACGCGGTAAAAGGCGTGTTTACAATCGCCGTGACAGTCTGGGCGGTGCGTGAGGCAATCAGCGCAGTGACGACAGCCAGCAATTTTGGTTCCACCGAGGCCGCCAATGCCGGGAACCTGCGACAGAAGCGCTGGCGAACCAATAGTCAGAATCCACGCGAAAGCCATGCGGCCATGAATGGCGAGATAGTTGGCATCCGGGATCTATTTTCTAATGGCCTGCGCTGGCCAGGCGATCCGAGTGGCAGCGCAGAAGATAATGCAAATTGCCAATGTTCTGTTGATTTTCTATGAGGTGAAAAATGATTGCCAAATTGATTGTTGAAGAATTTGAGACGGAAGAAGGACAGGAAGTTACATATCGCAAAGGTTATCAATATTCCTATTTCAAAGATCCAGAAACTGGTAAATATTATGCACCCAATGCTGATTTTGAGGTGACGGGTGATAATCTCGAAAAATTATTCCATGAAGTGGAGGTTGAAGGTGAAACAGAAAGTTTTCCATGCCCCAATTATATTAAAAGCCAACTCTGATGAGACTGGTGAATTTACCGCCGTATTCGCAACACTGGAAGTGATCGATTACGATAATGATGTGACCCGCCCGGGTGCTTTCCAGGACGGGCAGGAGACGCTGATCGAGCCGTGGAACCACAATTATGACGAGCCGCCAGTCGGCAAGGGCACGATCCATGAAAAGGATAATCAAGCCATTATCGAAGGCCGATTCTTTCTGGACACCCAGTCCGGGCTGGAGCACTATCGCGTAGTTAAGAATATCGGCAATATCCAGGAATGGAGTTACACATTTACTGTGGAGCAAGCCAGCCAAGGTAAGTTCGAAGAACAGGACGTACAATTCCTGGAAAAACTCGATGTGTGGGGCGTGGCCCCGGTCACGCGCGGGGCGGGCATCGATACCCGTACCACGGATATCAAGGGCGCAAAGCCTTATCCCAATGAGCACGCCTGTCGGCTTCGTCCGCCTTCGGATTTCCAGGCCGACAGCTTCCGGCGTATCACACGCGAGCACGAGGGCAAGAAATACTCGGTCATCATGGGCAAGCTGGAAGGGGAAGATAGCATGACAGAGCAGGCCTATCGCTATCCCAAGGATATCTGGGAAGCAGCCGCAGCCCGCTCGCATTGTAAAGATCATGATGGTAGTTTCGAGCCGGCGTCAGCGTCGTCTCGTGCAAAGCAACCCGAAGACCAGACCGTAAAAGGTGTGTCGAGCGAGGTAATCAAAACAAGAATCGAATTAATTGAATTGGAGGATTAACATGAAGACACTGAAAGAGCTGCAAGAACAGCTAAAGAAATTCCTCACCGAAGCCCGCGGCCTGTGCGACCTGGTCGATAAAGAAACCCGCGACTTCACCGAGGACGAGCGCACCAAAGTCGCCGGGCTGATGGAAGAGGCCCGCAAGACCAAGACCGAAATCCAGAAGTTCCAGAGCGACGAGGCCATGCGCAAGCAGATCCTGGACTTGGGCGCTGATCTGGAAGCCATTAGCGCGTCTGGGGAACCTGACCAGGCCCGCAAAGGCAAGACCCTGGGCCAGCGCTTCACCGAAGACCAAGCATGGCAGGCATGGATGAAGCAAGTTGCCCCAGGCGGAATCATCCCGCCGGGGCGCAAGGGGCTTTCTTCACCGTCCGTGATGGTGAAAGATTTTGGCCTCTTTCGCCAGAAAGAATTGATCACCGGCCTGGCGGATAACAGCGCCGGAGCGTTTGTGAATACGGATATCACCGGAATCTACGAGCCGATCGGGCGCTATCCGGTGACGATGCGCGACCTGATCAACGTGCGCACCACCACCAGCGATACGGTGGAATATGTACGCCAGACCAAACAAGTCACGGAAGCCGCCCCAACTCCCGAATCGAACGTCAAATACGTCATCAG